TGGAACTAAACTCTCCACCACCCCATTGAACTGCATTACTATCAGCAACAGCGTTTGGAATTGGAAGAGTGATTACACTATAAAGCTTTTCTCTTCTTGTCTTGTCAGATCTAAGACGTTCTGTTCTTAAAAATCTTGATTCTCCATATTCTCTATCCGCATCAGTTGCATTGAAAATGTTTGGTAGTTTTCTAGCTGCTTGATACTGGAAGATTGAAATTTGAAGAGTATCTTGAACTCTAGTATCAAGATCAATTGGATATCTTAGAGATCCACCAACAGAGGGAAGATTTCCAATACTAGTTATTTCAAGATCTATTGCTCCATCTTCATTGCCTTTTATTAATTGATCTTTAAGTTCGGGAGATGCTGGTGCAGGTTGTTCTGATGGTGCCACCGTGTTGTCAGTTTCTGGTGTCGCGTTACCATCACTTGCAGCTTCTACTTGTTCACGATTATCTGAATTTTTAATTCCAAGAGCCTGACTAATTGGAAGATCTTTACTTTTTTCAATATTACTTAATGCGGTTTTTGTTACTTGTTTTAAAAAGTTTCTACCATATGATTTAATCAACGCATCATTTGCATTTGTCATGGTTTCACTAGAACCAGATGCTGAGGTTGATTGTAAACTAGAAATCTTCTCTGTAAAAATCAAAGATCCAGTATCATTCTTGTAGTCAGCATTTTTTGGTGCATCATAAAAAGATATTGTTTTCGTTTCTGTATCTACTTTATAGTAGTACGTTTTTCCTCTAAAAGCCTGAAGGAAACCGTTTTTAAGAACAGCCATTACTTATCCCTCCATACTCTGTAGGATGGATAATCTACTCCGTTGGGAGTTACAAATTTTTCGGTTGGTAACAGTGACACGTCAGCCATCTCTGCTTCTGGTACTCTCATCATGCCACCTTGTATCCCACCAAAGTAATACCTGTGTAAGGTTTTATTGGGTACAACTACACCATCTCCACTATTTAGAAGAGATAATGCAACACCTTGTCTTAGTTTAGGTGCCAAATAATGTAGGTTTGCTCCCAGAAAACCATCTGGGAAAGTATTAATTATGTATGTAACTGGGAACTGGTCATAATACTTCAGTCGATTAGGTTTGGTTGCGATGTAATTAAAGAAGTACATCTCTCCAGCTTCTGCTGGACCTGATTGATCTCTATCACTGTCTGGATCGTCATACTCTGGACCTTGGTAGTTTTGGAGAACTTGTGCCAAGGTGCCACGATACCAATCGCGGCTGCGATTTTTATTACCCGCTTCAGATTTGACGATAGATGCGATACTCATTTAATACCTAGTTCTTTCTCAGTAAAGATCTTGAACTCCCAGAGACGATCATCACAGAACTCTTTACAAGCCTTCCATTTAGCTTGATTAGTGCCCCAGGTATAAACCTCATTCACCCAGGTTTTTGTTTTCTTGGGTGGATTTGGATCTGGTTCTCTACACTGTTTTGCGGGTTTGATCTCTACTACCATTCGACGCATACGGCCAGTTGCGTCAATGTATTTGATGTAGAAATCTGGGAAGTACCTTCTTCTTTTTCCTGTCACTGGATCTTTGTATGGAACAAAGAACTCTTCACTACCCCATTCAAGAATATTCTCACTATCATCACAGTATTTCATGAATTTTCTTTCCCAAAGAGACCTATAAACGATGTTGGTTGGATCGCCTTTATATTTCTTTGGATTGGAAGGCTTATACTTCCCGCTATAACTCATAAATAACTCTTAACTGGCTGATATCTATTTAGAGCCCAATGCCTACACCAAGATACTATCAAATAGATGATATCAGGTCTAGATTTCAAACTGTAGCGACTAGTAATAACTATCAGGCGTTCTTTGAACTCAATGGACCAGTGATGAATGCCGCTGTTTCAAGGGGGCTTAATTACCAATTCTTAACAGAAGATCTTGGATTGTATGTTTCTGATGCAGTTATTCCTGGATCAAGTTTTGCAGACGTAGAAGTATCGGGGGATCGTCAAGGGATAACGGAAAGATTTCCTCACACCAGAATTTTTGATGATGTTACATTCACTTTCTATGTTGATAGAGATTATAATGTAATGAAGTTTTTTGAGGTATGGACTGAATTTATTAATCCACTCAAACGTGCTGCCACTGGACAAAACGCAAATGTAATGCGTCTTCGTTATCCTGGATTTTATAAGTGTCGCATGTCGATCTATAAGTTCAACAAAGATGCTTTTACAGATCCTAGAGGTGGTGCAATAGCTTATACGTTTATCAATGCTTGGCCATATTCGATTGCATCCACTCCAGTAAGTTATAATGGATCAACATTGTTGCAACTGAACGTGACCTTTAGATACGATAGATACACCACTCACAACATCACTATTGCTGAAGAACCAGAAACAATCATCAGACAACAACAACTTTGGGAACAAAACCTTCTTGATGCAACTGGTGGTGGTGACTTTCTTACTGGTGCTGGAACTCTTCAAGAACTTTATGAAATCAACAGGGGTGGAACATATCTTGGACCTGGTGTTGAAGGTGGAATAAATCCAAGAAACGGAACTATCAACCCGCAAAGTGGAGCACTTGAGGGTGGAACCCCAGTAGTTACTCCACCAGCTTTCCAAGGAAACTTTGGTTTTGGACCAGGGGCTGCATAATCATTCTAAATAAAACACTGATCATCTCATTATGCCATTACCTACAATTGTCACACCTTCGTATGAACTGACTTTACCATCAAACGGAAAGAAAGTTAAATACAGACCTTTTCTAGTCAAAGAAGAGAAGATCCTCATTCTTGCGATTGAGAGTGGAAACACTCAGGACATTACCAGAGCTATCAAAGATGTCCTGAAGAACTGCATCCAAACAAGAGGTATCAAAGTAGATCAACTTCCTACTTTTGATATTGAGTATTTGTTTCTCAACATTCGTGCAAAGTCTGTTGGTGAAAGTGTTGAGTTGATTGTCATCTGCCCTGATGATGGTGTGACTGAAGTTCCCACCACCGTTTATATTGATGAGATCCAAGTCAAGAAGGACAAGTCTCACACCACAGACATCAGAATTGATGATACCTATACTTTGAGAATGAAGTATCCTTCTCTGGATCAGTTCATCAGTGAGAACTTCAATTTCGATAATGATGTAGATAGAACTTTTGAAATTGTTGCATCATGTATTGATATTGTTTTCAGTGAAGATGAGGCTTGGGAAGCAAAAGATTGCACCAAGAAGGAACTGACAGACTTTGTTGAACAGTTCAATTCTGCACAGTTCAAAGAGATTGAGAAGTTCTTTGATACGATGCCAAAACTTGCACACACCATTACTGTTACTAATCCCAACACTGGTGTTGAGAATGAAGTTACTCTGGAGGGGCTCTCAAGTTTTTTCGGGTGAGTATGGCTCACATGACAGCGGAGTCATACTATCAACTTAACTTTTCGTTGATGCAGTACCATAAATACTCTTTGACGGAGATTGAAAATATGATGCCGTGGGAACGTGATATTTACGTTTCCTTGTTGAAGAATTACCTTGATGCAGAGAAACTGAAACATCAACAGGAACACGGCCTAGGTTAATGTCACTACAAACACTATTCAAAATAGGTAAGATAGCTGGCAAGGATCTTGTTGGATCTTTCTTTGGTAAAGAGAAAGCTTCTCCTGCTCAGGTAATTCAACTTTCAGAAGAGGAAAGAAAGAAGAGAGCTATTTCTTTCCTTGGTGCTGAAGAATATGGATATCCTTATCCTGGTGATGATGCACCAAACATCCTCATTCCAGAACCACTAGTTCAAACTCAAACCTCTTTCATTCCTTCAGCCACTGTTGTACCTGAAGTCATTGATGCACCTAGGGGTCAGATTGTTCGTGGACTTGGTGGTATTATTTTAGAGATTGAAAGAATTAATCGTAACATTGCAAATATTCAAAAGGCTTTAGCTGATAAGGCAACAATTGAATCAAAATATAGAGAAGAAGTAGCTAAGGGTAAACAAGAAGAAATTGCACAGAGAGATAAGTTAAGATCACAGAGAAGGGCGAATAGAAGAAGAGAGGCTTTATTCCGTAGAACTGGGAGTGCTGTTATGGGCGCTCTTGATATTAATCCTCAACAACTTGGTGGATCTCTACTCACTAGTGGCATTCTAGCCTCAATCTTCAGTGTCATGGAGTTTAGTGAGAAGTTGACGGGTGAACTTGATAAGTTTATTGATGGCGTCAGAGAGAAATTAGGATTACCTGTAGAACAAAAACCTGGTCCTCTTGGACCTATTACTGGACTTCCAGCCCTTCCACCTACCAATACTCTACCTGGCCAACAGTATGGTGATCCAAGAGATGATGATGGTGATGGAAAGCCAGATAGAAAACATGCTGGTGTTGACTTTGATATTAGAGGAAACGAAGAGTTTTTCTCAAGAATTGGTGGTTTAGTTACTAAAGTTGGTACTGCACAGGGATATGGAAATTATGTTGATATCTACAATGCAAAGTATGATGTAACAGAAAGAATTGCAGAAGGTGCAAGAGTTCTTCCTGGTATTGAAGAAGGTGTTACAGTTCAACCTGGCCAAGCAGTGGTTCAGGGTGAAAGTGAAACTGGTGTTATTCATTATGAAATTAGACAAGGTAAGAAGACTACATTTGGATTTGCTGGTACTAAAGATCCATTAGAGTTTCTTAAAAGTATTACTCCTAAAGAACCACCCCCAGCTCCAGTAAAACCAGTAAAAAAACCAGAACCAAAACCACAAGAACAAGCATCAGCACCTGTTGAACCTCCTGCATCTACAGATATTGCATATGAACCCGTGATGCCTGTTTCGTCTAGATCTGGTACACCTTCTGTCTTGGATCTTGGACCTGTTGCTAGAGCTCCAATTGTTATTGATGCTAGAAAGGCACAACAGATCGCAGAAAACCAACAACCTGGTGCATTTGCAACTCAAAAGGACATCGTGCCTCTTGAACCAAGGTTACTTAACAGTGGTCATGAAGCCATGTTTGCCTGATAAGTCATGAAATTTAATCCATTAACAGACTTAACAGTATCGCAAAGAGACACTGCTGTAAAGCAGTTGGGTGGTATCACTGGAACTGAAATTGGTAATTTGGCTAGTTCTTTAAGAACTGCAAGTCAAAGAACTTCCCAGATCGTAGATGTATTAAGAAGAGATAATACAAAAACAAACTCCGATCTTAACAAGATCATGGATCTTGATAGGAGATTGAAGAGAGTTATTCCAATTATCCCTGAGAAATTTGGCGAAGCTGGTAATATCTTCCCAGACAGACAACCAATTCCTGAAGGTGGAATTTCGTTACCTAGATTACCTAAGTTTCCTAAGTTTCCTCCTGTTGGTGGACCTGCACCTGGTCCTGTTACTGTTCCTAATCCTGGTCCTGTTACTATTCCTGAATTTGAATGGTGGGGAGATGGTGTTTTTGAACCACCTGTAGGCGTTCCTGGAAGACAACCACAAGACCAACCAGGGCGTCCTCTTCCTCCAATCGGCATCCCTGGTGCGCCAGGGATACCAGGGTTACCTATCCCGCCTATCCCAGCGATGCCTCTTGCCTTTAGACAAGGCACTGATATTATTGCATCAGCTGACAAGAAACTGACTGAACTTGGTAAAAATCTTGATAAGTTCCTGACAGAAAAACCAGGAACTGCGATGGGGATCGATCTTGCTATGGGTGGTTTTGGTACGACTACCAGGGGTGTTGTTGCAATATCACCATTTTTATTGAGAAACCTTTCGCCAAGAGCTCAACTTTTTCTTCAAACAGTTTTTAGTGGGGCCCCACGTTACACTCCTGCTGCACCAATCACATCAACTTATGGAAGACAAATTGGTCCTCAAGCAGCTCCCCTAACACTGCCAAAGCCACCTCCAATTACTGCTGCGAAGGTTTCACCTAATACGGCTGCAATACCATCACAACTGTCTGCACCTTATGAAGAAATTTTGAAAGGTGTTAGTTATGCAACTAGAGAGGGTGCTCCCATCGGTGGAACTACGGTTCGTAGAAGAGCTCCATTGATGCAAGGATTTCAAACTGGTGGACTTTTTAGAAGAGGACCTGCGATTACACCAGAAGAACAGGCAATGAGACAAGCTCTGATGGACATTGCTGATGAAAAAATTCTTAAAATGTTTGATGATCCATCAAACGTTTATTCTCAACTTGCAAGAGCTGATGTAGATAAAATTGTTGCACGAACTTATAAGAGAGCCGATGATATTGCAGAACAGATTTTTGGTATCAAATCGGCACCAGCTAAAACTGTTACTACATCCATGAGAGTTTTGAAAAGTCCTAGAGACTTTATGAACTCCTTCATGGAGGGTGACGTTGTAATCCCATCAGGATCTGTTGCTGATATTCTTGGGTTGAACAATGACGCATTGAGAAAGAGATTTGGTTACTATCTTCTTCAAGCACCTCCAGGCAAAAAAGAACAGTATGCCAACTTCATCTATAAGATTTCAAAAGGTCTTGGTATCATACCAGGGAAATCTGTAAATCAACTTGATGATTCTACTGTAAAATTCTTGATGCGTTTCTTCAGACCTTCTGCAAGTGCATCTACCGATATTAGACCTGGAATATTCCAGAAGTTAAAAGATAAGAATTTCATTGACAAGGACAGATTGTTTGGTGAGTTCTTATCTCTAGATGATATTAAGAACCTAAAAGAACCTGCACAAATTCCTGGAGTTCCAGATCCAAAACTTTTGGCACCAGGAGCTGAAGTTCTTGGTCCAAGAAGTTCTGTTATTGGAAAACCTGGAACAATGGATCTTGCCTCCTTGGGTATAGATACTAGTGTAGAAGTTCAAGAAATCTATTACATCGTCGGCTAATGTCATACATCAAAAGCGCAGTAGTAAAAGACTTTACG